TGGAAAGACTTAGACTCAATCTTTGCACGAGGGTTAGCTGTCATCATCATAAGCGTAGAGCCTGAGTTCTTTAACTTGATGTTACGCACAACTCCAGGAGTTTTTGTAGCCATATCGTCGATCTCAGGATCTCCAAGAACTTCTAAGGCTCTTTCACTTGTAAGACGAGAAACAGTTCTACCGTACAAGGTTTCTACCTGTGATTGGATGGGAGCAAACATACCTACCCAGATACCGTCTCCAAACTTACCTAGAAGTTCAGGGTACATCTTTGCAAGGCGTGGAAGGATAACCATCAGTGTTGCAACGGTATTAGCAATAGTCTCTGACTTACCTGACTGACGAGAGGCAAGTGCGGTTACTTCTTCACCGTCGTTAATAATAACGGATTCAATAATTCGTCTAGCAAGAGGTTCCTGATAAGCGTGTAGCTTATGGCCCACTAGCATTTCCATAAAGGTCATGATCTTATTTATTAAGGCTTTTACAAACTCTTTAGATAGCTCGTCTAACTCATCCGGATCTTCTTCAGGCAGGTCGTCTTCTTCTAAACTTAATTCTTCATGGGGGTCTATTTCTTCAAATTGATCTTCGTCGTACTCAAAATCATCCATTAGAGTGTCGCTTTACCAAAGACTCCAGAATAACGTGCAAAGCTTCTGCACCTATGCGGGCCTCTTCTAAAGAGGCAAGGTCTCTAGTTTTTTGCCAAGTAGAAAGATTACGACCAATTGTGTATAAGGCGTTTTCTGTCCAGGGCATTAAGTCTGATGTAGGTAGCGTCTCAACTCTTTTTTCTATACGAGACTTTTCCCTCTGTACCTTTTCTTTACGAAAATTAATGCTGATCATCTTGTGCTCCAAATCTAACAAAGTCCCAGTTTATTTCTTCGTCTGGGAGATATCTACCCCGAATAGCATTGGTTAGTGCCTGGCTCTCATCATACGATGAATTCCACCGACCCACAACTAAAGCCAGTCTAGTGAACGGTAGTCGTATTGAAACTCCAACTCCACCCCTAAACGGTAAGGCTATTTCTTGAGTCTCAGCTCTTTCCCACAAAATTGGTGGCTTTACCGGATATACCAGTGTATGCCAATAAAGAGATCCAACAGTTCTTGGATTTGCCAATCTTATACCTCACAGTCGTGTCCCATAACTTCTACTTCTCGTAGAGGTTCTAAACAAATTTTACACCGGTACCATCTTTGTACAGTAAAACTATTTTGAGCTGTTCCGCCAACAGGAACCTCTACACCACCATCAGGCTGTGGTTGATAGTCTGAGATTACCTCAGGAGAATCAAACAGCTCGGGTGGGAATGGTCCCTTAGGCGAATGCGCAGTCTCAGGTACGGGATGCCCTTGTCTCGTAACTATGCGCTCAATGCGCATTATTCTGCAGGCGCTTCAGTTGTCTTCTTTGTAGTTTTCTTTGCTTCTTCTACTACAGGCTCTACAACAGGTGTTTCTACTACAGGTGTCTCTACTACTACTGCTGGAGCTACAGATTCTTCTGTATTCCATGGTTTTGACCAAGTTGTCATGTAATTTTCCTCTCGTTAGACAAAAAGATATTCTACATGGGTTTCTTGGTTGCTGACCCCCTGTAGTTACTGCTACGGTATATCCATGGTTCAGGCATCTGGGCCATCACTAACTACGTAACAAAAGGGTTGCAGTACGAATCCGGCAGACATAGGCCGGGTTGCTTTATGCGGGTGACAGTCGCATAGGGTAAGAACTGGCCTTCTAGCCTAGGAGATAGTGTGAATAAAGATGCAACTTCTCAAATTGCAATTATGGTGGCCTATTTAATGTTGATCTGTGGTATCCCCGCAGCTATGGCTACCGAACACATAAGTAAAGAAACCCCAACACAAACTATAGTAGAGGTCGTAGATCCACTCGACAGATACCGTGGGGCAACAGATCTGACTAATAGCGAGTTGAAAGACCTGCTATCCCTAGTTGGATTCAAAGGCAACAACCTAAAAGTAGCTTGGTCAGTAGTTATGAAAGAGTCCAGGGGTAACCCAGACTCACATAACAAGACTTCAGCCACAGGGGACAACTCTTATGGACTATTTCAGATCAATATGTTTGGCGATCTGGCAGAAAGCCGTAGAGAGAAGTTCGGTATCAAAACCGACGTGGAACTATTAGACCCGGTAATAAACGCTCAAGCAGCGTTCTACATGACTGGTAGGGGAACAAATTGGAGTTCTTGGGGTTACGGCCCTGAAGCTTACGATGGGGACCCTGAAGAACCAGGTATTACTAAATGGTTTGATGATTTCACTAAAAATTAAATAATAGTAAAGGCCCGGGAGACCGGGCCTTTTCTATTTACTTTTCGTTTTCTTTCTTACCAGCTCTTCGTTTATTCTCTTTTGCGGTGTTCTTACCATGCTTCAATGCCCTTAGGTTTCCCTTAGAGTCATTGCTGTGGTTGTTGTCCTTGTGGTCAACATCCGTTCCTCTAGGTAGTTTTCCGTTTTTAGATTCGTAATCGGCACGAGCCTTGTTTTTCGATGTTGTAACCCACTTACCGTTTACTTTTTTCTTGTAAACGTAGATAGGGCGACCTCCATTCGCTTTGGAACCTTTGTAGGGACCAAACTTCTTTTCTTCAGCCATTACTATCTCCCTTGCACGCACATGATGCGTTTAACTTACCACAAGGACCGCAGGTAAAACGTTCGTGTGATTCTAAAGAACCTTGAGATTCCAAGGTATTTTCGTAGCTATGTACTTCTTTATAACTCTTGAGCTTAACTCCATAAGTAGAGGAAGCGTTGACAACTTGAGGGTCATTCCAAGGACGTGCAGCTTTAGAGGTGCGATCTGTTACAGACATGCGTACAACGCCTCCCTGACCGTCTCTGGAGCCGAAATGTAGGTCTTTCTTTGAACGTCCCATTAGTTTGATGACTCCCCGCTAGCGCCTCGTCCAGGCTTCTTATAGAGGTCAAACTTAGGTGCGTCAGGTTGGGCGTACGGCAAGCCAGTTAAGTACTCGGCTGCCTCTCGTGCGTTGTGGCGCAGAGACTTATAACCATTAAACTTCTCAGGTTCAGGTGGGAAACTGGTTACTCTAGGCATGATTAGCTTTCAGTAGCTAGTTTTTTAGTGTTCTTCTTATCTGCTCTAGAACCTTCTGGTTGTTCAAACTGTGCGTCGTTTGCACCAGAGTATTCGCCTTCAACTGCAATAGCATCTTCTTTTCTTCCAAAGCGCTTCTTAGCATCTCCTTGAAGTCTCTTAGAGGCTTCAGAAATTGGAACAATTGATCCAGCGGTTTCAAATGCATTCTTACGACCCTCTTTAACAGAGAAGTCTGGGAACATACTTGGTTGCACCATAGGCTTTGTTTTCTTAGTTTTCTTTCCAGAAGGAACTAAACCACCAGCAGCTTTAGCGGTGCGAAGGTCATCAAGGCCAGAAGTAGTCTCTGTAGGGGTAAACGTAGTGTCTACTCCAATTTTTTGTCCAGGACCAGCTTGGTTTGAAGTAACGTCAACTTTAAACTGTTGTCCACGGTTTGGATTACTTTGAGGTTTCCAATCCCGGTCAGTAGGGATAGTACTTGTAGTACGTACGGCAGGTGTAGTTTCTACTTTTAGATAAAAATCTTCTAGCTTAAACTTGCTCTTGCCAACTTGAGTTCCCTCTAGTTCGTAAGCTCTCTTTTCAAGAGGACCACTTCCCTTAGTAATTTTTTCTGGGCTTACTTCTTCGCTTACTGTTCTAGGAACACCAGTTCCAGGAAGCTTATCCTGAACCATTCTAGGACCTTTAGCGTTAAAGTCTGGAAGATCTGTTGGTGGTTTTGATCCCAATAGAACTGTCCCACTCTTTGCACTTGGTGGCTTAGGCTTATCAAAAGCTCTAGGATTAGGAGTAGGTGCTACAGGTGTGTAGGTATATTCATACTTTTCATTTCCAAATCCTTCAGCAGCAACTTTTCTTTTTCCAGAACGCTTCATGCCACGAGGAACAGCACCACTAGCCACATCAGCAATGTCGTTAGCAACACTTGCACCTTTTTTACGAGAAGTGCTAGAAGAGCCATGCTCGTTTAACATTTGTACTCTTAAGTGATCGATTAGGTCTACGCCTTTTGTAGGGCCTGCGCTGTAACGTAGTACTTCCCGTCCGCCTTTTCCTCCACGAGTTTTTGTTTTATCCCAACCTCTGTAACCAGAATCAAGTACTTCTCTACCGTCAGCTCCACGAGTTATTTTATTTACTACTCCTTCAGATCTAGTAAACGAAGAAGGCATATCGGGATGATTTTCAGCTACTGGAATTATTGCTTTAGTTGTTGGATGCTCCCAGTATTCATTTCCACTTAGCGTGTGAGTCATATCTTTTTTAGAAGTCTCATGTTGTACAACTTTTCCATGCAACCCTGCAACATAAGCTGGTAGGCGCATACCTGCAGCA